GCAATGACGACACGGGCGGCGCACCGATCTATTACGCAATCACTGCTGGCCAAGTCGAGGTCTACCCATCGCCAGATCAAGCATACACGGCGGCACTTGTCTATCACGCTGCGCCAGATGCTCTGAGCGGCAGCAACGCGGATAATTGGGTTCTGCTGAACTTCCCGTCTCTTTACCTGTTCGCGGCCTGTTATCACGGGTCGTTGTATCTGCAGGATGAACAGCGGACGACATATTTCGGCGGACTGTTTGAGAAATCGCTTGCCGAAGTTATCCGCGATGGCGAACGCGGCAAATATGGCGGGGCTGGGCTTCGCATGAAAGTAGGGGCTTATTGATGGCACTTAGCATAACAAAACCAACGGTCGGCGGTTCCGAGGATACTTGGGGAGCCACGAACAACACCGCGCTTGACGACATTGTGTCCTATTTGAATACCGCACCGCAACTTGGCGACGCCAACGTATTCACGGCAGCGCAGACAGTGAGCGCAAACTTTATTGTCGATACCGATGTTCTATTCGTTGACGCAGGTGCGAACCGGGTCGGTATCGGGACAGTTAGCCCAAGCGTTAAATTGGATGTAGCAGGTAGTATAAAAGCCACAAGCGCGGCACCGTCTGTGCAGTTGTTTGAAGATGATCAATCGCATACAAACGGGCACCGCATCAGGGCGTTTGACGGTGTTCTCGAAATTCAAGCTGAAGATGCAGACGGAACTACTGACGGGGATATAAATATTGAGGGTTACGGGGGGGCAGCACTCCGTTTGCTGACGCTTCGGGCAACAAATACTAATGTTACCGCCGACCTAGATGTCGCAGGTGATTTAACCGCAACAAATTTAATCGGGCAAGGCCAAACGTGGCAAGATGTCACTGGCTCTAGGTCGAGCAGCACTGAATACACGAACAGCACCAACAGGCCAATCATGGTTGCCGTTGAAACAACGACGGGCACGTTTGGCAGGCTGCAAGTGCGCAACACAGCGGGGGCTGGAACGTGGATCACTATTGGCGGGCTTCCAACTACAGGGGCGGGCGCAGCGTGTGCTATTGTGCAGCCGGGGGCGGGTTATAGGTGCACTCACGACACGATCATCGCATGGTCGGAACTTCGGTAACGTATAGGGCGCAGAAATGCCGCTGATTGAATTGAAAATACCGCCGGGAATTTTTCAGAGCGGAACTGATCTTCAGGCCGAAGGGCGCTGGCGAGATGGCAACCTTATCAGATGGACCGAAGGCGCTCTTGGCCCTGTCGGTGGCTGGGACGAGCGCATGGCATCTGCATATGCCGCAGCGCCGAGGGGCATGTTGGCGTGGGAAGATAATTCAGGCAACAGGTGGATAGCCGCGGGAACCTACGCAAAGCTGCATGTTTCCAATGCGTCTGGAACCACATACGACATAACGCCAGCCGGATTTACAAGCGGCAATGAAGACGCAAACGTCAATACAGGCTATGGCGGCGGTTTCTACGGAACTGGGTATTATGGGCAGGCGCGACCAGATACGGGCGTCTATGACCCTGCTACAACGTGGTCAATGGATACTTGGGGGCAATATCTCGTTGCCTGCTCTGATGCAGACGGTGGCCTGTATGAATGGCAACTCAACACAGCTTCGGCAGCGGCAGCGATAAGCAATGCGCCAACTGGAAACCTTGGTGTGATGGTGACAGATGAGCGATTTGTTTTCGCTCTTGGTGCTGGTGGCGATACAAGGAAAATTCAATGGTGCGACTTTGAAGACAACACGATATGGGCTGCTGCCAGCACTAATCAAGCTGGTGACATTACGTTGCAAACATCGGGCCGGATCATGGCAGGGATACGAGCGCAGGGGCAGGCGCTGATTGTCACGGATACCGATGCTCATCGGGCCGTTTATGTTGGCCCGCCTTTTGTTTATCAATTTGAAAAGGTTGGGGATGCTTGCGGCCTTATCGCTCGGAAAGCGATTGCGTCAACGTCTGCGGGCGTTTTCTGGATGGGTCGCAAGGGGTTCTTTCGGTTCGATGGCGGGTCTGTTCAAAGCGTTCCCTGCAGCGTTCATGACAAGATATTCAATGACCTTAACACCGCTCAAATGAGCAAGTGCTGGGCCGTTTCAAATGGTCAGCATGGTGAAGTGTGGTTCTTTTATCCATCATCCAGCGGCTCCGAGATAGACCGTTACGCGGCGTATGATTACCGCGATGGGCATTGGGCAATAGGTGCGCTTGACCGAACCGCTGGGGTAGATCGTGGCGTCTTCCCATCGCCGATATGGGCGTCGTCAGGCGGCAATGCTTACAATCACGAAACCGGGTATAATTACGACAGCGGGACCGTTTTCGTTGAGAGCGGGCCATTCAAGATTGGCGCTGGCGATAATGTCGCGAGCATAAGGCGGCTGATCCCGGATGAAATCGCGACGGGTGATGTTCAGGCGACGTTCAAGACGCGCTTTTACCCAACAGCGGCGGAAACGACGCACGGGCCATACACAGCCGCGCAGCCTACGGACGTGCGATTGCAGGGGCGTCAAATCAGGCTGCGGCTTGAGGCGCAAACGGCAGGCTTCTGGCGGATCGGCAACTTCCGGGTTGATGCCGAGGCTAGGGGGCGCAGATGATACGTGCACCAATACCAGTGGGAAGTGATTGGAAGACGTGGGCGCGGCAGCTAAACGGGTTTCTTGGCCAATCCATTCCGAACCTGTCTCACAAGACTGGGGATGAAACAGCATCGCAGAATGGGACTGTTCTTTGGGATGACGAAAACGGCTATCCGGTCGTTTCCAAGTCTGGCGCTTTTGAACAAGTCCAGATTGGGCCGAATGAGTTTTATCAGGCGATCTGGGCAGAAGAAAACGCGGCCTTGGGTGATGCGTCTTATGAATGGGCGTTCGGTAACGGTGCAAACACGCCGTCAGACAACGGGATATGTCTGTTCATCCCGTCCGGCTATACAGCGCACATTGTCGCGGTTGGGGCTACGACAAACAACGCATCCGGAACCAGCACAATTGAGGCAAGCGTGAATGGCTCTGATCTGGGTGTGTCTGATGGTGTTGAGGTGACGCTATCCGGAAGAAGTGGCATTGAAAGCGGGTTCACGCCATATGCGCTATCGAATGGGGACAGGATAAACTTCCGAACAAGGCTTGCAGGCACGAATACATCGCCAAGCACAGCGGTTCTATGGATTAGGTTCCAACAGAATGGCTGACCTGTTGTTCATACCGCGCGGCATGATTGCAGACGCTTGGCCGAATGTCGGGCCTATGCTGCAACGCGCAATCAAGCGATCTGGCCAGTTCTATGACTTAGGGGATGTTCGGCGCAAGCTGGAAGATGGAGACATATCGCTCTGGGCCGTAATGCACGAAGGCCACCTGACTGCGGCATTCACAACCAATGAGATTATCTATCCGCGACGCAAAATAATGCTTGTGGAACTGTTAGGTGGCAAAGACGCTAACTTGTGGTATTATGATACCGTCGAGAAGTTGGCGGAAATTGCAAGGGAAACGGGCTACGACGCTATCGAGACGGTCGCAAGGCGGGGCTGGTCGAAGATGGCGGGCAAAGTAGGCTTCAAAGAAACCGCCGTCACATACGAAATGGAATTATGATGGGCAAGTCACAGTCAACAACAGAGCAAAAGCTACCAGACTGGCAAGAAAAGTTTATGACCGGGACGGCTATGCCGCTTGCGCAGCAGATTGCTGACCAGCCTTTTCAGGCATACGGCGGCCAATTCGCGCCGGGCATGAGTTCTTACACACAGCAGGCGGGCGGCGCTTATCAGGGTATGGCCAACCAGACACCGGGGCAATTCAACGCTGCGGTGCAGCAGAATATGTCGCCTTACCAGCAGAATGTCATGGACACTGCTCTTGCGCAAATGACACGGCAGGGGGATCAAGCCAGAACGGGCTTGGAAGCTAGTCTTGCGGGCGCTGGCGCGTTTGGATCACGCGGCGAGGTTGCGCGTGGCGAGTTTGAGGCAGGCTTGCAGGGCCAACGAGACGCGCTAACAGCGCAGATGATGCAGCAGGGATACACACAGGCGCTTGGCACCACACAACAGCAGATGCAAAACAGATTGGCAGGCGCTGGTGGGTTAATGGGTGTTGGGTCGGCAGATACGGCGCTACAGGCGGCGCAATTGGCCGGAGAGCAGGGCGAGTTCATGCGCGAACAGAATTATCCATACCAGCAGTTGCAGGGCCTTCTTGGATTTGGTGGCGGAAATTACGGCGGGACTACAACGGAAAGCTATAACCCCGGCCTGTTGGGAATTATCACATCTGGCCTTGGTGCCTTTAGCGGGATGCGGTGATGGATAACTATCGCACCATAGCCCGGCAATATGCAAACGAGTTCGGCATTCCTGTTGATCTGTTCATGCGCCAAATTCAGGCTGAGAGCGCTTGGAACCCTGCGGCAGTCAGCCCGGCGGGTGCAATCGGCTTCGGGCAGCTTATGCCAGCGACGGCGCAGGATCTTGGCGTTGATATAATGAACCCGCAGGAAAATCTTTACGGCGCGGCCAAATACTTGCGGCAGATGCATGACCGCTTTGGTGATTGGCGGCTGGCGCTGGCCGCATATAACGCTGGGCCGGGCCGGGTTGAGCAGTATGGTGGCATTCCGCCGTTTAAAGAGACGCAAAACTATGTGAGCAGCATTCTGGACGAGCGGGATGTGCGAGGAGGCCCGCGCATGTCTACGTCAAATTCACCGCAAAGCATCGCAGATGACACAATGTCTGCGCTAGGAATGAGGGGCAGAGAAATGCCGCAACAGCAGCCGATGGGCCTTTTGGAACAGCTTGGGATTCAGAAGATGGGTTCCGGCGGGCCGCAGGGCGATGTGCCGTTCTATCAGCGGGACCGCTTTAAGGATACAGCGGGGGCGTTGGCTCTTGCGTTGAATGACATGCAGTTGCGACCGGGCCAAGGGGTTGCGCAAAGCGTGGCTATGGGGCGGCAGCGTCGAGACGCCAGCCGGACAGCGCAATGGCTGGCACAACAGCCGGGCGGGGCTGAGTTCGTGCAGATGCTTGAAGCAGGCGCAGACCCGGCACAGGTTCTCATGGCCTACCGTCAGGGACGGCAACCAGCAGAAGCCACGGCCATGCAAAAGAATTATGATTTTCTCATTGCGCAGGGATATTCGCCTGAAAAGGCATTGCAAGCTGTGCAGGGAGGGGATGTGACGAACATCAGCACAGGAACAATACCGCCGGGGTATCAACTTATTACTGACCCTGAAACAGGCGCTCAAAGGATGGAAGCAATACCCGGTGGGCCAGCGGCTGCTGATCTGGCCGAAGGGGAAGAGGCCGCAGCTCTCGCCGCCGAACTGGCGGCCAAGGGTGAAAGCACAGTAAACCGCTCTGTCGATTTTTTGCTTAAAGCCCTTAACAAAAAGGGGCTATTTGACTTTCCAGAGGCTGGCGTGGCTGGAAATTTGCTTGCCCATCTTGGGGTTAATCAAGAGGCCGTTGATTTCAGAAATGAACTTGCCTCTTTGCAAGCAGTTATTGCATTTGACCGCCTTCAGGAAATGCGGAACGCTAGTAAAACTGGCGGCGCGTTGGGCGGTATTTCCGAGAAAGAGTTGACGCTTTTGATTAATGCATATGGCAACTTGATGCAAAGCACGAGCAGCGAAAGATTGAAAGAAAATTTAGAAACCATTCGCTCAGTTATGAACAAAATCGAAAAAGACCCTGTAGCGTCGGCGATGTATTACGGCACCGCACAGGCGTCTGGTGGTTCAGGCGGCGGGTTTGCTATCACGGGTCAGGTGGGCAGATAAGATGGAAAAATATCAAATCGCGACACCCGGCGGCTTCGAGATAGAGGTTTCTGCAAGTTCGCCCGAAGCTGCTATCAAGATTGCGGAACAGACGTGGCAAACAGCGCCGCGCATCGTATTCAAGAACGGCGACACGCGCGTTTTTGAGCGCCCGAACGGGTCGCAATATGCTGTATCTCCGGGGTTTAGCACAACAGACCCGGAAAGAATCTCTCAAATCATGAGTATCGGCGCGGGCGAGACTTCCAAAAAAAGCATTCGCGAAGGGATTTTGGCACAGCATCCTGTTGCGGCGCGAGCCGGGGAATTTGTTCGCGGTGCGCCGTTTATCGGGTCATATGCTGACGAATTGGTGGGCGCTATTGCAGGCCCAGAGGCTGCAACGGGTATGCGAGCGGTTTCAGAGGCCGTGCGAGAGGAACGGCCAAAGGAAACGTTGGCCTTAAATTTGGCTGGGGGTTTGGTCGGGTCTGCGCCATTGGTTGCAGCAGCGCCAGCGGCGTTTTTCCGCGCCCCGTCTTTTATGCCAGCAATAGGAAATGTCGCGGGGGGCGGGACAAGGCTGGCCCAAGGGCTACGCGCTGGCGTGGCTGGCGCTGCTGCTGGCGGTGTTGAAGGCACTATCTACGGGGCTGGCGAAGGAACGACTACAGAAGAAAGAAAGGCCGCGGCAGTGCAATATGGCGGCATCGGGGCGCTTACGGGCGGGCTTTTGGGTTCGGTAACACCTGCCGTTTCTGAGGGGGTTGGCAACTTGATAGGCAGGTTCCGCCGCAGTGATATTCGCACTATGTCGCGTGAATTGGGGATTTCGGCAGAAGCAGCCAAGGTCATCAAGAACACATTTGATGCAGGCGGCGGGATTGATGATGCAGTTGCGCGGCTGCGTTCGGGTGGCGACACGGCTATGATTGCTGACGCAGGCGAGGCAGCGCAAGCTCTTTTGGATGCATCTTTGGCATCTGGCGGCAAAGCGTCGCAAATGGGGCGTGAGGCTATAACTGGTCGCGTTTCTCAGACAGGCACGGCGGCACGAGAGCAGATGGAAGACCTGCTTGGCGAAGCCGCGCCGGGTCCACGCACGGCAGTCGCAGAAATTCAGGCTCGGACAGGCCCGGCAAGGCAAGCAGCGTATAACGCGGCTTTGACGCAGCCAGTGAATTATGCAAGCGCGGCTGGCATGAAAATTGATGAAATCGTTGGCCGCATTCCGACAGACACTTTACGGGCGGCAATAACTGAGGCCAACGAAGAAATCATGGCGCGGGGATTGCCTGCAAAGCAAATCATGGCGTCTATAGGGGATGACGGCGCAGTTTCTATTGTCGAGAAGTTGAATGCGTATCAACTGAATGAACTGAAAAAGGCGCTTGATACTTTGGCTCAAGGTGCGAAAGGTGATTACGGCTTGGCAACGGCGGCAAGTATGCGTTACGGCGATCTGGCAAGAGAACTCCGCAACGCAATGATGGACGCTCTGCCGGGTTATTCTGAGGCTTTGAAGTTGGGCGGTGATACCATTGCAGAGCGCAACGCCTTTTCTCTTGGCGAGCGCATCTTGAGTCCACGTTTGCGCGTCGAAGATATACTTCTTGATCTGGGTGACAATCCATCAGATGCAGCCCTAGCTGCCGCGCGTCGCGGGTTGCGAACGGAAGTTGAACGCGTTCTTGGCGAAGTCAAGGCTTTGCCATCGCGCCCCGATGTTGATGCGGCGCAAGCATTGACGCTTATGAAGTCGTTTTCTTCGGACAACGTAAGGGCGAAAATACGCGCCCTCCTAGGAAATCAGGCAGAGCCTATGCTGCAGGCGCTGGATGAGGCGTTGGCTGCGGCCAGCTTGCAGGCCAGAACTTCTATGAACTCTGCTACTGCTGCACGACTTGCACAGCAAGAAACGGTTAGGCAAATCACAGAGCCGGGGATGTTGGGCAAAGCTGCGCAGGGCGATTTGGTCGGAACAACCAAGGATTTGGTGCGGGCTGTCACCGGGCAAACTGCGGAATACACGGCAGAGCGCCAACAGGCGATCTATGCTGACATTGTGCGGGCGCTTACTGAGAAGCGAGGACCATCAGCCCAGCGGGCATTGCGGGTTTTGCAGGACGCTATGTCTCGACAGTCTTTGACCGACGCGCAAACCGATATTGTCGCAAAGGCGATTGCAGCCGCGCTTTATGGCGGCGGCACAACTGCAATAACAATTGGGATAGCGACGGAGTAAACCATGCCGAAAATGACCGATGACGAAATTCAAGGCATTGTCGAAGACGCTATTGATGATGCAGTCAGCTTTATCGAAGACGAACTTGGCGCAACCCGCACCAAGGCGCAGCGGTATTATGACGGGCTGACCGATCTAAGCCACGAGGACGGACGCTCAAAGGTTGTTGCAACAAAAGTGCGCGACACTATCCGGGCGATCAAACCAAGCCTTATGCGCGTGTTCCTGTCAACTGGGCGCTATGGTGAGTTTATTCCGCGCGGTCCTGAAGATGTTAATTTAGCTGAGCAACAGACCGAGGCGGCGCATCAAAAGCTGGAAGCTATCAATGGCTTTCGCCTGCTTTCTGACGCCTTCCATGACGCGCTTCTAAAAAAGACGGGCATCATCAAGGTCTATTATGAAGAATACCAAGACGCGCAGGTCTACACGTTCACTGGCCTGAACGCTTTGCAGTATGACGCTATCTCAGCCGATCCTGACATTGAGATTATTGAGGAAGAAGTTGGGGAAGGACTATCCCGCGACGTGAAAATCATACGCCGGGAAACGCGCGGCGATATTTGCGCGGTTTCGGTTCCGCCAGAGGAGTTCTTCATTGACCGCAACGCGCGGTCTTTGGACGATTTTTATATCTGCGGCCATCGCAGCGACAAGCGGGTTGCCGATCTGGTCGCAATGGGCTTTGACTTTGATGAGGTCAAGGACTTGGACGCCTACAGTTCCGACAGCGCGACAGGCGACATGGAGGACGCGGCGCGTCGTGGGTATATGACTGACACGAACGACGACGACCCGTCTGACCCGTCGATGAAAAACGTCATGGTCACTGAGGCGTATATGCGGATTGACCCCAACGGAAACGGCGCGGCGCTTCTGCACAAGTTCATTCTGGGCGGCACGAAATACAAGGTTCTTAGCATGGAGCCATGCGACGGGGTTCCGTTCGCTGTGTTTGAGGTTGACCCAGAACCACATGCGTTCTTCGGGCATTCTTTGGCTGATATTCTGATGGACGACCAAGACGCATCAACATCCATGCTTCGGGGCATCTTGGATAACGTCGCGATGGTCAACAACCCGCGTTTGTCTGTCGTTGAGGGTCAGGCCAATATTGAAGACGTGCTGAACAATGAAATCGGCGCGGTTGTTCGGATGAAGCAGCAGGGGGCCGTGACGCCTCTGGTGGTCCCATTTACGGCGGCGTCCACATTGACTGCCGTTCAATACATGGACCAAATGACAGAGGAAAAGACGGGCGTTCTGAAGGCGTCGGGCGGGTTGTCGCCAGATGCCCTGCAATCAACCACGGCGGCGGCTGTCTCTGCCACGGTTCAAGCGGCGGCTGGTCAGGTCGAGGTTATGGCCCGAAACTTGGCCGAGGGCGGCGTCAAGCAGCTTCTGAAGCTAATTCTATCGCTCCTGACCAAACACCCAGACGCAATGGATTATATGCGCCTGAATGGCGAATACATGCCCGTTGACCCGCGTGTTTGGGATGCCAGCATGGACTTGTCCGTGAATGTCGGCCTTGGAACAGGTCAGCAAGAGCAAAAAGCCATGATGCTGCGTGAAATCCTTGGCCTGCAGATGCAGGTTTATCAGGGTTACGGGCCAGAGAATGGCGTTGTCAGCCTGACGAATATCAGAAACACGGTTTCGGATATGCTGGCATCAAGCGGCATTAGAAACGCAGAACGGTATTTTGCGCCGATGACGCCTGAATATGAGCAGCAACTCAACCAAATGAGGGCGCAACAAGAACAGGCAATGTCACAAGGCGGTTCCGATCCTAATCAGGCATTCTTGCAGGCCGAGCAGATGAAGGCGATGGCACGGGCGCAAACTGACGCGGCCAAGGTTCAACTGGACGGTCAAAAGGCGATGATGCAAGACGACCGCGAGCGGGACAAGATGGCGCAAGACTTTGCTCTGAAGCAAGCCGAATTGATGGGAAAGCTGGGCGTTCAGGCCAATGCGGCGGCGCTCAGGGCTGAGCAAGAGCGCAATAGATATGGCGGTATGTGATGGACGTTGACGTAAAGGCAAACAACGCTTTTCGCATACTTAACGACGATACTTTCAAAGAGGCCGTTAATGGGGTATTATCATACCACATTGGGGTTTTTAGAAATCCTGCTTCCTCGCAAGAGGAAATCATGGAAGCGCACCGAATGGTTCGGTCGCTTGCGCTAATCGAGGGTCAGCTACAGTCGTTCATCGACGATGGCGAAATCCAAAAGCGCAAAAAAACGAGGTAAGCCGTGGAAAACGGAGCAACTCTTGAGGAACTAGCCGCAACTTTGGTTGAGGCACCGGATGAAACGCCGGAAGAATCTGCCGAGCAGGTGGATGAAGCTGTTGTTGACGAAGTGGAAACAGCAGAGGCGGCAACGGATGAGGGCGACGCGGAACCAGAAGAACCCGCTGAGCCGGAGCCAGAGGCCGTGACGGATGATGGGAATGAGGAAGCAGAAGAAAGCCAAGAGCAAGAACCGGCCCTGCATACCGTAAAGGTTGACGGGCAACCGAAACTTGTAACCTATGACGAACTTCTGCGCGGATACTCAGGACAATCCCACATTCAGCAAAGTTTTGAGCAGCTAAAGACCGAGAAAGCAAACTTGGCCGAGGCAGCAGAGATTTTGCAAGCCGAGCGTGACCGTCTTATCAGTCTGTCTGAACAGATTGGCGATGGTCAAAGACTGCAAGAGCCAACACCGCCGCCGCGCGAGTTGCTTCAAAGCGATCCGATTGGATACATGGAAGCCAAAGCGCAATATGACGACGATTTGGCGCAATACGAAAAGGCGCAATCAGAAGTTGGGTCTTTACGTCAGCAATCGCAAGCCCAGAAAGAGCGCGAGCACCAGCAATATCTTGCTGAACAAATGCGTATCCTGACTGAGCATATCCCAGAAATCGCTGATCCCGAAAAGGGTCCGGCTGTGCGGGACAAACTTGTTGCGGCGGGTGGTCTTTATGGCTTCACCGACGCGGAAATGCGGATGCAGGCAGATGCTCGGAATCTACGTGTCTTGAATGACGCCATGAAGTGGCAAGAGTTTCAGGCTGGACGGGCGCAAGCGGAAAAGAAAGCCGCGCCGCTCAAATCTGGCCCTGTCGTCAAGCCGGGCGTTAAGAAGGCACCAAGTGGGCGAGCAGCCGAACATGCCAAGGCGCGTGAGAAATTGCGCAAGTCTGGAAGCATTGAGGATGCGTTGAGCCTAATCTATCAACCTTAATCCTGAGAAAGAAACAACATGGCACAGCCAACAAACACCTTTGACTCCTATGATGCGGTCGGCATCAAAGAGGATTTGTCTGACGTTATCACAATGATTTCGCCAGAAGATACGCCGTTCTACACGAAGTCCGGCAAAACAAGCGCAAAGAACACACTGCACGAATGGCAAACCGATGCTCTTCGCTCATCTGCTGTTAACGCGCACATTGAGGGCGATGATACGGTCGCGGAAGCCGCCACGGCAACGGTTCGTTTAAACAACCGCACTCAAATCTTTAAAAACTCGGTTACGATTCCTGACACTGACGAGGGCTTGGACAAAGCCGGTCGCGGGCGTGAGGTTGCGTATCAGTCTTTGAAGAAAGCGGCAGAGCAAAAGTTGGACATTGAAAAGGCGCTTTTTGCCAACCAAGCAAAAGTTACTGGCGACTCTTCAACTCCGCGTAAATTGGCTGGCGCTCCTGCTTGGCTGGTTTCGAACGTCGATTTCCAGTCCGGCAACTCTGGTGCAAACCCAACTGGCGACGGCACAGACGCCCGAACCGATGACGGGACGCCAACGGCGTTTTCACAGACGAAGTTTGACACTGTGATGCAGTCGATCTGGACGAACGGCGGCAAGCCAAACACTGTCTATCTGTCTGCTGGGCAAATGGACGTTGCTCTGGGCTTCACCGGCAACAACAACCAGCGCTCTACGGTTCAGGCGGGCGGCGAAAAGGTTATCAATAGCCTTGCCGTCTATGTCACGCCTTGGGGAACTGTTCAGTTTGTTCCGTCGCGTGAAAACCGCAGCCGTGACGTGTTCATCATGCAGGACGACATGTGGAAAGTCGCCACACTTCGCGGCATGAAGAATGTGCCTCTGGCCAAGACCGGCGATAGCACTAAGCGCCAAATTGTTTGCGAATTGACGCTTGCTTGTATGAACGAAGCCGCAAGCGGCATCATTGCTGACAACAGCTAAACTAACAGGGCGGGCTTAACGGCCCGCCTTACACATTCGAGGTCGGTATGAAAGTCAAAATCAAATTACGCAGCATGTCCACGAGCAAAGGCATCGCCAGAAACGGCGATATTGTTGACTTGCCTGCCGATGAGGTGAAGCGCCTAGTCGCGTTTCGGTCGGACTGCTTGGAGGTTCTACCTGAAAAGCCCA